CGATCCACGAGGCGCAGCATCACGACGATCTTTATGCAGTTTGCAGCGTTCGACCTTAGCGACAATCTGCCTGATGCGCTCTATGCCAACGCCAAGCTCCTTAGCGATGGAGCTAAACGTCCGCCCATCCACGACGCGCATGTCGTAGATCATCTGGTTGCGCTCTGATATGTAATCTTTGTAGCTCATGGCTTCACCTCCTGTTCAATGGGGAGCGCAGCGCACTCCATGCTGTAGTCATAGTCGAGGCTGTTGCCCACTGGCACCTTGGCCTTCTTGCAGGCTTCCTCGGTGAGGTATGGGATGCCATAGCTGGCCCCATCCAAGGGGCCACCATGCATCGTGATCCAGAGGATCGTCATGTAGGTTGTCATTTCACGCAGCTCCCATGAACCCACTGTTTGTCGGCGTCGATGCACAGCTCGTAGCGCACCTGACCTTTCTCCGTCTCATCGAAGATCACCTGACCCAGCCCGTAGATGAAGAACGCAAGGCACGCGATGCCCGCCAGCGACACGATGTTGTCCCAGAAGTCTCTCATCTCCGCCCCCTGTTCCACGCAAGACGACTGATGCGGTTGGCCAGATCGTCCAGCTCCTCGACACTGATGCCACGATTGTCCAGCAGTGCGGTGAAGATCGCCCCCGTCAGCCGCTTTGATGGCAGGACCGATGCCCCTTGAATAATAGCAGCAACTGCCTCTGACTGCACGTCCCGGACAGGCATGGCCTCCGGCTTCCTCTTGAAGAACATTATCGCTTTCCCTTTGTGAATGTCTGCCCTGACATGATGTCCATCACCATGTCCTCCAGTGCGGCGAGAGCCTTGCGGGCCGTCACCTCGTTCATCTCGCTGATCTTCGCCTGCTGCAGGCCCTTGAGCCCCGCCCTCTTCATCATCTCGTTGATGATAGTGTGGTGTGGAACCGTTCCCTCAAGCTCCTTCATGAGGGGCGTGATCTTCTTGCGAAGCTCATGCGTTGCCGCGTCTGCGAGGGGTGCCCTGTGCCACGACCACATGCCGCAGCACTCTGCCCTGATGCCGTACTTGGTGCCTGTCTCCCACGCCAAGTTCCCGCACTTCGGGCAGGTGGGTGTGTCCTTAGCGAGTTCTCGCTCTCGGCTTATTTCCCTCATCGGTCTTCCCCTTTGCATCCATGCGGGCAAGCACTGCCCTCTCCACGATCACCTCCTCGCACCGCGTTGCGTATATGCCTCGCTTCGCAGCCTCCTCCCTCAGTGCGATCATCGCCCGAGGGTGGCCGAGGAATGGCTTCAGGCCATGCCTCTTGCCGATCATCAGCAGGCGCTTGACGGTCTCGTCGCTGAGCCTGCTTAGTGTGGCCACCTCACCCATGCTCCACCTCCTTCTTCTTGCGTCCCGGTTTGCCCTTCGTGAACTGGATGCCGTACCTGTTGGCCATGACCTGCACACTCTGGTACTTCACGTCCAAGCGGGCAGAGGTCTCGGCCATGCTCATGCCCTCCTCTGCCAGCCGTCGATAGTCGTCGGGCGTGTAGCCCTTCTGTCGTCCCATGTTCCTAGTCCTTGATGATGATGCGAACGGTCTCGCCGATGGGTGCTGCGTGGCCGGGGCCACCGCTCGAAACCCACAGCAACGGGTAGTCCACGCGCTTGGGGAAATCGAACACCTCAAGGTCGGTGAGGTAGACCATCTGGTCGCATTGCAGGTTGTTCTCATCGACGTAGTCGAAGACGGGCATGACGAGGGTGCCACCGCGGTCCTTGTAGTTGAACCGTGTGACCTCATCGCCCTGCTCGAAGGTATCGATGTGGTTGATCTTCATCGAGCAGTAGATGATCGTGATCGACTGCGGCTGCACCTCGGTCGAGATCGCGTTGACCTCGCCGAGGAAGTGGGTCAGCTCCTTGTCGGACACTGACCCTGAGGTATCCACCCCGATGACCCAGTGGCCTGCGCCCTTGTGGTCAACGCTCGGCGAGATGATGCGCTGGTGGTGGTACATCTTCCGCTCAGGCTTCTTGAAGGTGTAGTCGTCCGGCTGGTCGCCAGCAAAGAACCGCCGCATCTTCTCGCGGTAGTCCACCTGTGCATCCTTCATGTCGGTCAGCATGCCCTCGACGAAGGCGGGCAGCTTGCCGATAGCCTTGGCAGCGTTGGCAGCGTTCATGACCTGCTGGTCAATCTCGTTGTCCATCTCTGCCTTCTCATCCTCGGTCATGTCCTCGACGAGGATGCCCCACTTCGGCATCTCGGGAGGATCGGGGATCAGGTCATAGACCTTCTCCGCCGTCATGCCCTGATACTTGCGGTCGAACAGTCCATCCGATGGCAGCTTGAACCCCTCGTCGATGACGATCAGGTTGATGGTGTAATCGGTGGCGTAGTTCCACTTCTTGGCATCGCGTGTGCCGCGCCGCAGCATGTGCTTCAGCGCCTTGTGTGCCAGCTCATGGACGATGACGCCGAGGGTCTCCTCCTCGGTCATCTTGTCGGTGAACTCACGGTTCCACCTGATCCACTTGCCGTTGGTGCACATGGTCGGGATGGAGTTGTCCTCGATGAACTCTGTTGCCATAGCCAATGACCCCCAGAAGGGTTGCTGGAGAAGCAGTCGGGTCTTGGATCGGCTGATCTTTAGCTGAGCATCCATGCTTGATGGCCTCCTCTGTTTGATTGAAATAACGGATGGCATCTCTAACCATCTCGTGCTCATAGGCGAGGCAGGAGAGCCTGTACTCCAGCCTCCGCCTTAGCTCTTGGATTGCGAGGTCTATGGTGGGCACCGCTTGCTGCTTGCGGGCGGTGCCGAGGACGAAGAATGTCTCCTCCTCCTCGGGGTTGCCGTCCTCAAGCCACCTCAGCTTCCTCCGCCTCTCACCGCGCAGGAACACCCCCTTCCGCGTGGTCTTTACGACCTCGTAGGGGATGAGCATGACGGCGCGGTAGTCCGTGCCGTTTTCGAAGATCGTGCCCTTGAGCCTGATGTCCTGTATTCCGGCGGGCGGAAGCTCAGCCCGCCACCAGATGTCATCAGCCGCAGCATCGAAAACCTCTGGTCCAAGTTTCAGGCTGTATCCTGCGCCGGGACCGTGAGAGTAGGTTAACCCCTCCACGTTCATCTCCCACGGTGGGTATTCTTCCTCCATTGATGCCTCCTGTGTGATGGTGTCAGAGGATGAGCGCCTTGCCCTCGGTCAGGACCCACTGCCGCACCGCATTGCTCTTCTTCAGCTCGGCGTCACGGTTGATGGCGTCCTTCATGATGAAGGCTGCGAACTCCTGCTGTGGCAGGCGCTTCATGTAGGCGATGATGCGATCCGCGTTGGTGTCCGACATGCGCTTGGCCAGCGCAGCGCACACGGCATGCAGGATCGACAGGTTGCTGGGGATTTCTGCCCGCTGAGGGTTGGCGATGATGCCGTCGATGTCGGGCATCTGCGAGGTGACCTTCAGGTAGACTTGGAAGTCAGACGCAGCCTCGGTGCCGACCTGTCCAGCGATGGAGTAGGACATGCACAGGGGATCGACGTTGAACCGTGACAGGATCGTGCTGACCCGGTCCCATGAGCGGGGCGAGGGGCATGCCGTCTGGTCGCGGTCGAACTTGTGCAGGTACTCGGGACGCGCCCGCAGGTAGCCGCACACACGCTCGTCACCACCGTTGCGGGACAGGTATGCCACCACATCCTCGAGGTCGGCCTCGACGGGCAGGAACATCATGCGGTCACGCAGGTGGGTCGGGATGGCGCTGGTGCCAGCCTTGTCCGACAGTCGGTTGCCTGCCGCCACGATGGCCACGTTGTCGGGAAGCTGACGCTTGCCGATGCGGCGCTCGTTGGTGAGCTGTGCGAAGATGTTCTGCACTGAGGTGGTGGACTGTGGCACCTCGTCGAGCGACAGCATGGTGGGGACCGATCCGTCCGGCCACCAATCCGGCTTGCTGCGCTTCATCTCATCCGACCCCTCGATGGGCAGCGCCCAGCCTGCAAGCTCTGCCGGGTCGTACTGCGAGCCGATCAGGGTGATGACCTCAAGGCCAAGGCGCTGAGCCACCTGCCTGTGGCCCTCGGTCTTGCCAAGGCCCGGTGCGCCTTCCCAGTAGGGGATGATCATGTCGGCGGCGCGCCACTTGCCCGCTGCAAGGGCATCAAGCTGTGCTTTGACTGCTTCACTGGTGATCTGGATAGCTTGGGAAATCTTCATGGTTGCCTCCTTGGGCGTTGAAAAAGTTCGATTGAACCTTGGCGGTCACCCGCCAAAGAAATGCTCAAGGATCGCCCCGAACAGGACGATCACGATCAGGAACAGGACAGGGATGATGGCGGCGGTCATGCGTGAAACTCCACCACACCAAAGTCATCGCCGCTGATGATGGCAAAGGCGAACGCTCCGGGGTGGTCGTTCTCGAACCGCTCTCGCGCCTCGAAGTGGGTCTGACATGAGTAGATTTCGTAGGCCATGTTCAGGTCTTCGTCCTGCCATATGAAGAGCCACCGCATCACTCGTCAGCCTCCTTGAAGGTTGCGTTCTTGAAGTCATCCTCATGCAGGGCGGGCTTGCCCACCCCCTCGAAGATGTACTTGTTGAAGGTGTGGCGGGCCTCATCGAGGGTGTCACCGCCGATGCAGGCATCAGCGAACCCCATCAGGGTGCCATCGTCGTTGTAGTACACCTCCTTCAGCTCGAACCAATCATCCCCGCCGTTCTCTGACGGGGTGTTCACAAGGCGATAGTTCCAGTGCATCACACCTCCTCCCCGTGCGCCCGCAGTGCGGTGCGTAGGCGCTGCACAAGCTCAGCGCGGCGCATGTAGAACGTCATCATGCTAACGTCCGCGTAGTCCGGCACCTCGCCGAACGTGGTTGTGGTGATGTCGCCCTCGGCGCACTCAAGCGCCGCCTTGGCCTGATCGAGGGTCAGCACGATGACCCCCTCGTCCTTGCGTTCTTTCTTGGACATCAGTTCGATCCTTCCGTTGATTGCTGATCTTCCTTGGGCCAGCCCATCTCGCGCAGGTTGGCCACCACATACGGCACCAGTGCGGTCGATGCCTGCGCGGCCTTCTGGGCCTCATCCTTGGGCGGCTCCACTGGCAGGTACTTGTGCAGCTCCTGCTCGAGCAGGGTCTTGGCCTGTCGCAGCGATGTGATGCCCGCAAGCATCGTGGTCAGCTTCTGCTCCATGGATCGACGCGAGCGGCCCTGTTCCTCGGCGCGGCGCAGGGCCTTGTCCACTGGCGACTTGATGTCTTCCAAGAGCTTCTTTGTCAGGTCGCTGTCGTTCGAGTGATAGTGTGCCCGGTTGATGTACAGGGTGTGCCCGCCGCCAGCGGACATCCAGTGGATGGACCCGACCGATCCGGCATGCTCACCATAGGCAATGCAGTGGACCCGGCAGATAAAGTCGCGGTTGTCTTCGTTGTCGTAAACTGCTTTCAGGACGTTGGGCATGAGATCGTATGCCTTGGCCTGCACGATGTCGTTGATGATCCGCCCGTAGTCCTTGCGGGGGATGTCGTCCATGATCTTGCGAACAATTGCCCGCTTGTGTGTCTTGCTCAGTCGCATGCTTTCCTCCTTGGTTTGGCGCATGGGATGGGGGCTGGATGACCAGCCCCACACCGATGCGTCAGAAGGTGTTGAACACCTCATTGGCCAGCTCGTTGGCGCGCTGTGCCTCAAGCTCGGCCTGCTGTGCGGCGTCAGATGCAGCGGCCCGTGCAGCCTTCAGCTCGCGCAGCGCATCCTCGAAGCGGTCCCAATCCTCCTGCTCGTACTTGCTGGGCTTGAAGACCCCCTGCACACGGTTGCCGTCATCATCCTTGCGGGTGGTGAACTTGCCGATCAGGTTCTCGGCCATGATGACCATGGGGTCCTTGTCGCTCTCGCCGTTCACGGCCTTGGACAGTTTGTTCTCGCTGTCGATGTTCTCGCTGTCCAAGATCGCCTTGACCAGCGCAGGGGTGGCCTGCGTGGGGATGTCCAGCACACGCAGTGCGCCGACAGAGTTTTCGAGGTAGCGTTTGGCGGTCGCCTCCTTCACGCCCGCCTCCTCGATCAGGCCTTTGTAGACCTGCTTGCTGATGGCGCGGGGCAGGTTGCCCTTCACCAGCTTCTGGCTGGACAGGCCTGCGATCAGCGCCGAATAGGCCCCGATCTTCTGGCCGTTGGCCTCGGCGGTGCGCTCCTTGGCCTCGCCTTTCAGGTTGGTGATCGAGGTCTCACGGGTGGCGATCTCGTCGAACACTGCGCGGTCGATGGTGGTGGTCATGGTCGTCTCCTTGGGTTGAAGGTCTCTTTTCTCTTCTGCGGACCTGAAGCATGGGATGGCCACCCCGCAGGGTGGCACACCGATGATCCAGTGATGTAGTCCCGGCCATGGGGTGACAGCTCTTGAAGCGCCCGCATGGCCTCATGGATTGCGCGGCGGGCTTCAATCCGCATCTTCACTAGGTCGTCGCGGCTGGTGCCGTTGATGTTCACGATGGGTTGCATGATGGGCATGGTGGTGATCCTCAATAAAGGTCCAAGGTGTCGGCGGCTTCATGATGGTGCCACCGGGCTTCTGCCGCCTCGCGGGCAGCGTTGCATTCGGCGCGGTCAAGCAGGTCGGATGCGGTCTTTGCTCTCAGCCTCTGGGCTGTCGGGGTCCATGCCCAACAGCGACCGCTCGAGGTGCAGGATGTCGTCCTGCAGGACGCGCATATTCTCGCGGACTTGATCGATGTTCATGGCGCACCTCAGAACGGCAGGGAAGGCAGGGAAACGGGCTTGGCCTGCCCGTACTGGGACAGTTCGACGGTGCGGGCTGCGTAGACGATTTTCGACATGATAGGTCTCCATGGGTTGATTGATTGCACTGGCACACAGGATGCCTGCCCCGTGGGGCAGGTCACCAGTAGGTCAGTCGCAGGATGAATAGCGGGACGACTGCAGCATCCACACCTCGCCGGACTGCGATTAGGACGTCCTGCGCCGGGTACTCTTCCCGGTCGCCCAGATCGTCGATGAAGGTGCCGATCTCATCGCTCAGGCCATGGTCGGCAATCTCTTTCAGGGCGCGGTCACGGGTGATCATGATGCCCTCAGCGCTTTCAAAGTAGGTCATGGTTTTCTCCTCAGTTTTGGTTGGCCTTTTGGATGCCGCCCCCGCAGGGGCGGTCACCGAAAGGTCAGGCAGCGGCGACCAGTGCGTTGGGGCGCTGTTCGTGGATGCGGGCTTTCATCACCGCGATGGCGATCTCGGCATGTTGTGGCAGTCTCACCCACCCGTTGTCGCAGCACAGGTGCGCGCAGATGCCGTCCATCACGATGTCGCCCACGCTCATCGATGGCAGGCCCTTGCAGTGGTAGCTCGGGACCACACCCGTGTCGGGCAGGCCGTTGTCGTAGTCGAACACGGCATCGATGGACGGCGCATCGACCGTCAGGCCGTGGTGGTACAGACCCATCAGCGCAGCGGCCAGAACGTGGCTTGCGAGGTCCGGGTTGCTGGCGTTGGCCATCCGCAAGCGCTGGTAGGCAGCGCCTTCGTCCGACTTGCGCCATCCGCGGGCGTTGACCTCGGCCACAGCCTCGGGGGACATCTTGAGCTTGAGAACTACGTGGAGCATTTGATCTTTCCTTCTGTTGGTTGGTTGGCCTTCTGGATGCCAGCCCCGCAGGGCTGGTCACCAGAGGGTCACGCGGCGACCTTGCGGCTCTTGGCCCGCACGGCCTTGGTTGACGCCACGGCGGCGTCGAACAGTTCCCGGTGTTCCGGGGTCATGAAGATCAGGCGGGCGATGCTGACCTTGAATGGGTTCAGCTCATACATGCATCCCAGCCAGTAAGCCTCACCGGGCGTTCCCATGGGCGGGCAGTTGGCCTTGAGGCGTCCCTTGCGGGGGCCAGATTGGCAGACAGCCTGCTTGTGCGCTGCGTTGACCAGTTCTTCTACGTTCATTGGTTTTCTCCTTCATTGAACCACCAGAACACCCGGCAGTGCCGGATGCTCAAATTGTTCAATTGAGCTTTTCAGTGTGTCCTGCCGTGTCCCGTCATCCAACGGGCTAGAGCCGCGCCCCCAGATCAGCCATCAGCGCACCCTGCTTTGCCTGCGTCACGCCATGCGGCGCGGTGTCAGTCTCAGGTGCGGTCCTGCCAATCGGGCCTGCCCATCTAGGGCGTGGCCGGAAGGTGTCACACTGCCGGGGCTATCCCCGGCCCCATCATCGCCTCGCGGCTAGGGGTGTGTCGGTCAGCGATGTCAAAGAGCGGGTCAATCTGGAACAAGGCAACTGGGAACGCCCTATGTAGGCCATTTGCACAGACTGACTGTCAATTGGGTCAGATGCCTTTTGGTGCAGTTTAATGCATTTTATCGCCCATATCGACCATTGTGTGTCATTGGTGCAACACATTGGTATTGCCTTGGTATTGTGCTGGTGTGGTGTTGGTCTGGCTTGGTCCTGTCTCGCAGCTCATCGAAACGGGGTGTTTTCGGGGTGTGTCGTGGGGGTGATTCGTTTTGTGATTGTGCTGTGATATCAATGGGTTGATTGGTTCGAGGTGGTATCGATCAAGCCCGCCCTTCGAGCGCAGCGACATGCAGGTGCAATTGGACCTCTCAGGTGCTATCTTTCCCGGCACAGATCACAGGCGCTGATGCCTGCACCACATGAGGATCGAGACCATGACAGACAGCATCGATGAGACCCCCAAGCCCAAGGCCAAGAGGACCGCGCCCGCCAAGGGTTCGCGCCCGATCCGAGCGAAGCGACATCTGGCGGTGGTAGCAGGCACAGACACTGTAGGGGATAACACAAAGGCAAAGCCAACACTTGGAGAGGGTGGCGAAGCATCCAAGGGTGACACGCCTACCGGGACAAGACGCAAGTCAGGTAAGAACCTGCTGTTGGGTCTCACATCCAAACAGGAGGCGTTTGCCGAGCATGTGGTGTCAGGTGAATCGCTGTCGGCTGCATATCGGCTGGCCTATAATGCCAAGGGGATGTCAGATGAGGCTGTCAGGGTTGAGGCATCACGGCTGTTCATGCACCCTAATGTTTCCCTGCGGGTGAGGGCGTTGAATGTCGAAAAAGAAGACCAACGGCGCATGTTGATGGTCTCGGACGCCCAAGCGTCGATCACAACCCTGCGCGACATGCTCAAGTCCGCCGACAGCTCATCCGCCAAGATCAGGGCCGCTGAGCTTCTGGGCAAGGCCGCTGGCATCTTCACTGACAAGCTTGAGA